CTGGTTTCTTCATAATCAGGTTGTTTTTTAGAAGGGGCATCATCAAAAAATATAGAATCAAAACTACCTAATTCTTTTAATTTGTTTTGCCAAGTGCCCTCTATAATAATAACTTTTTGTTTTTGTTTTTTAGCCCAAAGTTTTAGTTTATAAATTACATTGGGGTCTGATTCAATAATTGTATGTGATTTAATTTTATGTTTTTGTATTTCGGCAGCAGAGTAACCTAAACCAAAACCAATCTCTAAAACATGACCATTAGGTTTTAGATTATTTACTAGTGCTTTCATATAGGGTTTTTCCCATTCCATCATTACTTGATAATTATTATGATCAGGGTCTAATATAATATTTTTATTTGTGATGTCTTTTTTAAAAATAAGACCATTCATTTTATATAATTAAGATTTATAACAATTCTTCTTTTTTGATCAGTGCAAGTCGTGCCTGTATGTACTTTTGTAGAATCAAATTCTACATATTTATTTTCTTCACTGTTAACTTCTTCACCTGTTTCAAAAATTGTTTTTCCATTATTCGTATTAATATAAAAAATACCAGTTGTTACTTTTGCATTATCAGATAAGAAATCGGTATGCATGGTATGTTTAATAATACTAGAAGTCATGGGTAATAAATTAGCCTTAATCCTAATTAAAATACTTGGTTTAATAACGTCTAATAAAGGTGATAAATTTCTGAAAAAATCTGAATAAGGTCTGTTATTTAAATAAAAAGTGTGCGTAAATTGAGTATGATTTATTGGGTCTTTTTTTGGTGAAACTATATGATCGTTAAAATACCATGGAAGTTCATCAGAATTTAATAATGCCTTCACCATCAAAAAAGATTGTGGAGGTAAAAAATTATTTGTTATCTTCATTGTCTGTTCTTTTTTCTCCATATTTTGATAAAACGTCATTTATTGGAATAGCTCTACAATTAAAATGTATAAATCTAAATGGTTCATATGCATCGTCAACTCTAAATTGATGAGGTAAATAAGAATTAAAAATAATTAAATTACCTGGTCTAACTGAATAATTTACTTGTGTGCTAGATGTAGTAAGTTTGTTTATATCTTTTTGTGGTAAATCGTTCATAACTTTACCAGGTCTAGGATCATCAAATATAGGTAGAGATGTTTTCTCACTAGCTTTTAAAAAATAAAAACCTGATATATGTCCGTTGTAATGTGTATGTAGTTGATGATGTCCTCCACCAGCTTCTGCAAACTCCTGTACCCACAGTTCTGTTGTAAATATTTTATAGTTACTTAAATCATAGCCTTGCTCATCTAATAGATTCCATGTTGTAGCCTCTATCCAATCGGTAAACTTTTGTAAACCTGGCCTATTTATTAAAGTTGTAGAATGATGAGACAAACCATGATCTTTTTTATCCCCTCCCCAGTTTTTGTTTCTTTCATTAATAAATTTCTTACTTTTATTTTTTGCTAATTTTATATAAGGATCTGTTATTTTTGTTAAATCTTTAACCCATTCATCTTTCTGTAAAAAATAAATAGGTGAAGAAAAATACCACGATGTTGTTAATTTATCTTGACTCATACAAAAGGTTTACCACAACTCCAAATAACTAATGAATAACGAGTCCCCTCAGTGACAGGTTTTACTCTATGATAAATAAAAGAAGGAAATACTACTATGGATCCTTTAGGTAATACTTGTTTACACTCTTGCACAGTAGGCCTTATTTCTGGTGAAGAACTATAAGCAAATTCTAACTCTCCGCCTCTGTAACTATTAGGATCAGATAAAGATACTGTTACAGATAATTTTCGTATTTTTCCTTTAAATGAGTCATCCATCTTTTTATCATTATCCTCGCCATAAGGAACCTCAAAGCTATCACAATGCCAGTCATAAAATTGACCTTGACCATATTTTGTAAATTGACATTGTTCTTGACAATCAAATTGAAAATTCCAATTTGCGTTTATATTTGCTTTGTTTACAAAAGGCATAATATATCGATAAACCCAAGGATCATTTAACCAAACTAGTTTTGAATTTCTATGTTTAAATAAATCTCTTTGTTGCTGATTATTTAAATTTTTAAAATTTTTAGTTCCCCCTGTAAGTGCGGTCTGATCCTCCTTAGTTAATGCGTATCTAATAATTGCATCACATATACGATGAGGTAAGACACTTTCAAAACACCAGTAGTTATTTCTAAGATTCATTTCTATTCAAATACTACTTATTTAAAAATAAAAGTAAATGATTAAGTTGTCCAAGATGAGGTTGCTGGATCCCAAATGCGTAGAACAAATGAGTCTTCATCGGGATTTACTTCATAATCCTCAATAATCCATCTTTGGTTGTCCTCGTCCCACTGTGCAGCTATTCGATAGTCATCTGCAACAAAATCTGGTGGCACTGCTATAGGGGGTTGCCATTTGTTGTTAGCGTCTAATGTCCAAGATGCATAAGGCTGTGTCTGAATAAACACATCTTTTTCAAAATCATAAACATAACCTGGTCCAGCATATATATTTCTAAAGTTTGAGTTGTAAGAAGTCTGTTTCCACTCGCCACCATTAAAAAAAGTTTTACACCAAGTCTCTCCGTCCACATGCATATCGTTGTCTACTAAGGGACCATTTGAAGTTGAAATACCATTGTCTACCACAACCACTCTTTTTACAACCCACTGTGTATCTGTAGTAAATCCTGTTGGATCAGTTTTTTGTTCTATTTCTGCGAAGTGAGCCATAACATTATGGAACAACAAAATTGCCGGTTGCATTAAATGTGTGTACCACATTACAACCACTTGTCGTTCTAGTCCCTCCTGATATTCTGTCGTTTCCTTCAACACTGTTTGCAAATTGAACGATTACAACTCCTGAACCGCCACTACCTCCATATAAAATAGAAGGGGGTCCTGCAGGTCTTCCGCCTGATCCACCGCCACCGCCTGTGTTTGCAGTTCCTGATCTATTAGCAGATGGTGATGCACCTGGATCATTATAATTAGTACCAGATCCGCCGCCACCTGATCCACCAGCTCCGCCGCCGGCTGGTCCACCAGCTCCGCCGCCTCCGCCAGCTCTTGTTGTTGAATCTCCTGGATAGGCACTACTTCCTGAACCACCAGCTCCTCCGACATTGTTTGGTTGTGAGGCTCCTCCAGATCCGCCGATACCACCGCCGCCACCGCCATAAATTCCTGAGTTTCCTGGTGGGAATCTTCCTGGTCCTCCTGGATTACCTTGAGATGGACTTGTTGGTGGTTGGTTACCAGTACCTCCACCATCGGGATGTTCTCCTGAACCTCCCCCAGAACCTCCTGGTTGTCCTGCTGCGCCCGGTCCTCTTCCTGCGCCACCTCCTGTTGATTCAAAAGAAGTTGCACATCCTGCACCGCAGGTATTAAATGATGAATTACTTCCATTTACAGAAGCATTAATAGGTGAAATTCCACATGAATTTCCACCGGCACCGACTGTAACTTTGTAAGTTGTTGCTCCAACTATTGGGTATGATGTATTAAAACGATAACCTCCAGCACCGCCACCGCCAGATTGACCGCCAGCTCCACCGCCGCCTCCTGCGACTACTAAAATATTAGCATTGAAGGGTGATAAAGGTGGAAGAGATCCTCCTCCTAAACCTAGAATTTTATATCCAAAACCTGTTGCCATTATTCTCCTTATACGTCGTTAGCAGCATCAGTAGTAAAGAATAATTTGACTCCTAATAGTTTTGCATCAGCATTCAAATCATCTGCTGAAACATCTCTTGATATTTGGAAGAAAACGTATTCATCTGTACTTGGTGAGCCTGCTATTGTTACTGCTCCACTTTCTGCCGTCACTGCTAAATCGTTTGCTGTACCACTCATAGCTTTTGCCGTTGGGGCAACTGCTGTGCCAAAAGCTGTATTTAAATCTCCGTTGTCTGCTAATGCAACACCTTGTAAAGCCCAAGATGTAGTGCCAGTGTCTGTTGAGTTTGCTGTAAAAAATGCTTGAAAACTTATTGTGCCTTCATTCCATGATTTAGGAAAAGCAACAGCAAATTGTGCAAACTCATCGGAGTCTTTGTCAAAATCTAAAGTTTTTAGTTCTGGTCCATTTGATAATTCTGTTTGTGCTATGTTAGCGCATCCATTTGTAGTGTTTGGATACATTGCAACTGCAGGAACCCAAATAGTTTCTTTACCTGCTATTTTAACTGCGGCTACATTTCCATCACCGTCCTCAGCTCTAATTACACCAGTTCCTTTTGTTTTAAGATCAATACCAACATTTGAATCTCCACCTGACGCTGTAAACGATGGGTTATTACCTGTTGCAGCATTTGCAAAAGTAAGTTCGTTAACTGCTGAACTTGTAGCTGTTAAATTAAATAATTCGTTAGAATTTGTATCAGAAATTTTTGTTCCAATTATAGGAGATGTTAACGTTTTGTTTGTTAAAGTTTGTGTTCCAGTTAAAGAGACATTAGGTAAAGTGAGAATATCTGGGTTAGTTCCATCGTTTGCAGTTGCAAAAACTACTGCATCACCTTTGTCAGCTGCTGCAAAAGTAAACGAATCACCTGATCCAGATGTGTATTTAAATTGTACTGTGTATGAACCTGATGTTGAATTTCTTAAATAGTAAAAAGTTTGTACGTCTAATGGAATAGTTACGATTTGATTTCCTGTAATCGTCCCTGTAAACTCAATCATTCTGTGAGATAAAACTGCACCAGTTGATCCGTCAGATACAGATAATGCTGTAGTTTGTGCACCACCTGCTATTGATTGTTGTGTAAATCCACCAACAATTTGTTCAAAAATTTGTAAGTTTGTATTAGTTTTAGTTCCCCACGTTCCAGCGTTTTCACCAGTTGCCTGAAGTTCTATACCGAGTGGTGTATATGTTGATGCCATATTTTATCTCCTATTATGCAGCGTCAGTATAACTTGTATTTGATCCTGTTGCAACATCTGTATACGAAGAA